TTATTTTTCATTTATTTTTAAATAGCGTCTTTTTCATTTACGCAAAATATTTTGAAATATTTTTTTCTGTAACCTGATTTTCATTAAAAAAGATAATTGACCAACCATATTTTTTAAAAATTCTAGTACGTTTTCTTTTCCATGTTTCTATATTTCTTCCATCTAATTGTTTAAAATATTTAGCAAAAACTTCTATAGCTATTTTTTCACCATTTGTATTAATAAAATCGGGATTATATCCTGCAATAATAAATGAACCATCACCAACAAAAATGTAGGGTAAGTTAAACTTATTAACAATCCCTTGGAATTTTCTTTCAAGTGAAGTAGGAGTTCTTCTTCTCAAACATTTTTTAAGTTGCTCTTTAGTAAGTCTACGTCCTTGACTAGCTTTGCCAATTTTTTTCTTAGTTTCATCTGATAAATGTTTTCCTATATTAAACGTTCTTATTTTTTCTTTTGTTTCTATCGAAACAGGTTTACCAAACTTAGGATGCAATATCCCTGAAAGAATTCGAGAATCATTAACATGAGTTTTGTCTTTATTCCAAGGACACCTACCCTTCCGTACATTACTCATTCTTCTTTTAAAATCTAAATCTAACCATTTGTTTTTCAATCCTTCACTTATATTTATTTTTCTTATATCTGAAAATCTTTTTCCAATAAGTGATTGTCTAATCTTGTTTTTTGTTTTCTCAGAATGACATTTATTATTCATTTCATTCTTTATGCTTAGACTCTTTTTGCAATGACCAGAAGTCTGAGTTCTCGCCTTCTCTCTTAGCTGTATATATTAATTTTAAACCATTACCAGAAAACTCCAATACTTTCTCAAGCTCACTGCTTTCTAATATAGATATTTTACCTACATCTAATTGCTTAACCCAAGACGGCATTGTTGTAACATTACGCTTACTATCCGGTGAAATAAATTCAACGCTTTCAGATATCCTATATTTGTTATAAGTCGAAGGTTTAAGATAAAATATAGATTCTTTGAATTTATCACTTAATAGATCACTATCTAAGTGCAAATCAATCCCTATGTCAGTTGAGATTATAAAGCTCTCAATTGTCCTACCTTTACCTTTCCACCATTGCTTATAATAAGTAAAATTACCTATTTTCTTTTCCGCTTCTTTCATTTTGATATCTAACTGATGCTCCTTATACTCAACCTTACTCGCTTTCAAGTCATCAAAAGTATTAAATGACTCTTTACTTCCGTCTTCTTTAGTTGCTATATATTTATAATCTGTGTATTTATCAAAAAGCTCTAAACTAAATGGAGGTAATTTTTCAGGATGAAAATCTGTGATCCCAGCTTTTATCATCTTTGGCACGAAAGAAATGAACGATTGTTTTAATTCTTCAAAGGTTTGCTTTACGTCTTCACCTCTTCTCTTCGAAGCATACAATTCTAGAAGACTATTTAATATTTTAATTGCTCGAGTGCTATTAAATATTCCTTTAGGTATTGGATCCCAACACATACTTGCCGCACCGACTGCTTGCCCAACAATTTCTTTTACTTCAGCGCTTACTACAAAGCTCATCAATAACTTTTTGCCATTGGCAGACATCTTTTCAATATCAATGTCCTTTAGCCCTGATTCAATTAAATCATACATCTTCTCATTAAAAGATATTTGAATTTCTTCTAAGCTTTCTTTTACTTTATCGTCTTTTATTTTAGTATCGTATAACATCACAATATCATTCAAGCCTTCAAGCAAGGCAACGTTGTCCTTTGATTCAGAAATGAATTTAAAACTATTTTTCATTAGAGCCCCCTCCTTGTTCGTCTTCATTAACATCATTTTGAATATCTACACCTAACTGAGAAAAAACAGCGTTAAGGATAATTTTAGCTTTGTCACTTGTTATCCACTCCTTATCTGCTGCCTGAATTAATCCACTTACTAATCCATTAATTACTTGAGCGGTGCCCTTAGTATTATCTCTTGAAACAATAGGAGAAGGTGTTATCTTAAAGTTTTTATCAACATCCTTCTTTAAGGTTCCAGCTATTATAGCCTGGTCAATGACAAAATTAAACATTCGTGTAATCATAAACTGAATTTTTTTCTGTTTTGATTTTAAATTTTTAAGAGTCGGTAAACTCATCTCCATGGCCGTGGCTCTGGTGGTCTTATCCCCCTCAGCAAACCAGTGACCTGGGAAACCAGCTCCGCCTAATATTTGATTTTTAAAAAGGTTAGCTTCTCCTGAAGCATCAGCAGATTCTAATTTAGGAGTTTCAGCTTTCCATTTTATTTTTTCATTATGAGCTCTTATCGATCCTGGCTTCGGTTGAGATAAACCTTTAACAAACTCTTCTAACTCACCCTTATTCATTCCTTCACACTCAACATCCCAAATATAATTATTCAACAAGAATGCTCTTTCAAGCCGAGCAAAAAGAAATTGATCATATCCGTCAAGCCAATCAGCTAATCGTAACAAACAACTTCTACCACGGGTTGCTGAGCTTACTTTATTAATTGTAAAATAGAAACATTCTCCAATTAAACGCTCATATGTATTTGACTTTATTTTTCTATCAACATTAATAATATCAAGCTCACGTGTTTTAGATCCCCTAGGTTTCTTCCAAAAAAGTTTTTTACTTATTTTAGAATTAAAAGGATCCTTTGTTATTTTTAATATCATTTTAGGATCAATGTAACTTAACTTTACAGCCCCATCAGCATGGTTAACCCATACCGGTAGACATAATTCTCCAAAAAGAAATAATTCAACAACGTTAACATTCATTTCTTCATCTAAGTTATTATCTGGATCATTCCAAAATTTATCTAACACTTCTTTTACTTCTGGGCTATTTGCTTTATATGTGAAACCATCGCCAATAACGAAGTCTTCAATTATCTCAATTATTCTTCCAGCCATAGGATTAGAATCGTATAAATAAAAAGCTATATCTTGCATTCTCCTATGAGTAAGAATATTAAGGTCTCTAATGTTATTGTTTGTCAATGAGCGCCATAATGCATCTTCACCAGCACCTCCTACCATAGGATAGGCTTCTGCTATTCTACGCTGTATAGCTGCTGATCTTTTCCCTCGTTCTTTAAAGCTAACTATTTTTTCCCCTGGTTCTTGCAAGGCTTTAGTTGGTTTAACTCTCTTTTTTTTCATAATATTCTCCCTCTATTAATTCTATTGCTTCCTATAACGCTTGAAACAGAAAATCCTCTATTCATCACAGGTTCAGCTTTCCTGATAATTTCTCCTTTTGAATTTTTTAATGCTTCACCCGGGTTAAGCTCAACAACTACACCAGCAGCTTTTACCAAAGGAAATAAAAAATTAATTCCATATTCTACAGCATTAACAGCGTGAGTATATTTATTATCTATATGATCGGTATAAGTTTTATTTAGAGTAACATTTTTCATACACTTTGCTAACCCTAAGCAAGTTGTTTCTTGTGATATATTAAATTTAGGTCTGCCACCAATATATTTTTTAAGGCAGGTTTTCATACACTTCATCTTCTCATAATTAGAGAGTTCTCGCGATTTTATTATAATTTGGTCATTAGATACTTTTTTCCAATCACTGATTACACTTGTCTTAGTTACTCGGTTTCTTTTATTACCTGACTTGTCTCCTATAAACATTATATCGCTAATCAATCCTGTGTATTTTATTGCGTCCAGGCATTTGATAAATTCTTTATACAACTCAATAGTTAATTTATCTTTAAATATTTTATAATAAATAATGAATATCCTATCCTCAAAATCCTTCTGTGCGAAAACGAATGGTTCACCATCAAGACCAAAATCCATAAAGCAATATAATCTTGATTTTGGGTTAAGATATACTTTGTGCCCTAGAAGATGTGTACCATCATCATACTCAGGATAAGATCGATTGGTTCTTGCTTTGTCATACCCCACCAACAACTCTTGGGCAATTTCACTCTCAGTTAGCGAAGCTGTCTTTTTATCATACCATGCCTGGTCGTGCTCAGGGTTATCATTCCAATGAAACCGCATTTTAGTAAATCCCGAATTAGGCATATCTTTTATCTCAGCAAACTTATTATTTAAACTTACCGAAGGTGGAGTGGAATTTAAACAAATAGAATTTGAAGCGTGTCTCAAACCTTTCCACATTTCATCAAGACAATCTATAAAAGCTGCTTCATCAACTAAAATAAATTTATATTGTGTATCACGACCAGCCTTAGGATTAGAAGACTCTCCTTTTATAACTGAATTCATAGAAGGAACTGAGAATACTAAAAATGGATTATGCACCTTTGGTTTTAAAAATGGAGGTAATCGATCATACATAAAAGATAGCCGTCCATGTAAAGCATGAAAAGTATTACCGCTATCCTGGACCTCTGATTCTTTTCGAGAAAGATTTAAGGCTGTGAAACCTTTAGTGTAAAGGACCTGGTGTAATTCCCAACCCATGACAGTCCAAGAGATACCTTGTTTCCTAGCTTTATCAATAAACGTATCTTCATATTTATCTAACTGAATAATTAACTTTCCTTGATGAGGCCAAAGAAGAAAAGGTTTAATCGACGGAGTGCTATTGGTATTTATAGTATAAACATAATTATTAAACCAATAAGGCTTATCCTCAACGCAACGCCGATACTCCTTAATCTGCCATTGCTTAGCATCAGCTGGATTACGGTTAGCAATCTCTCTCTTCCAATCAATTCTTTCAGCTTTCTGTATTATCTCCACCAGATATCTCCTCAGCGCTTAAAAACTTTCTTTCTTGTTCTTTCTGCGTTACTCCGCCACAAAGAAAAACTTCTAATTTTACTAATCGTTCAAAATCTTTCATTGTTGCTTTACTCATCAATGTACTAACAGTCTTTCCTTCTCCTTTACAAGCGGGACACATTTCTTTTATCCCCGTAGTATTAGTTTGCGTCCCTAACCCATCACAGCAAATGCACTTCTTATCTAACATCTTGTTTTCTATATATTCTAAATTTTGCCTAATGATGCTTAACATTTTCATTCTGCGTTCCGTAAGAAGAACATTATATTTCTCAGATATTTTATCTTGGAATACAGTTAATCTCCACTTAAGTGGCTTGATACCACGATTCTCGTCTCCTTTCTGAAAATACTTCCTTGCTGTCTCAAAACAAATAGCTGTTTTCTTAGCCGCTTGTTTCAAAGGTAATCCTTCAGCTAAGTAAGAAAATAATTCATCTACTTTTTCTTGCGGTATCGCATACCGATGGCCATACTTCTCTTTCTTATTCTTAGGTAATTTTAAATTTGCTAATGAGTTTTCGCTTATCATTAATGAGCCTCTTTCTTTTTAACTAAAAATTCTATTACTCCTGTGCGTTTATCAGCACCACTATTTAATGTCGCATCAAAAAACAAAGCAAATGTGCCGACTATTAAAGGAGTATATTTATATCTTACCTGGGTCCCGGCAATCGTAGCGGCTATCTCGGCTAAAACCGCCGTAGTAGTGTTACCTACTTGCCATATTTGAACTTTAGCGCTACCAGCATCAGGTGTTTGTGCTACACCATCAATTTTAAATGATCCTCTAAAGGTTACATCATTGGCTACGTAATATAAATCTTTTCTATTTGGCATTTTATTTTCCCTCCTTACTGCTCTTTAAATTTATAATCATAAGTTTCATCTACAAAAACAGCTTGAGCAGGTAATGACGAAGCTGAGCTAGAAGAGCTTGAGCTGAATGAACTGCTAGAATAGCTAGAACTGCTAGAAGAGCTGGAAGAACTTGAACTGCTTGAAGAACTAGATGAACTACTAGAAGAACTTATACTATGTGAACTTTCAGAACTACTCGAAGAACTATATGAACTACTCGAAGAACTATATGAACTACTCGAAGAACTAGAGCTACTAGAAGAGCTAGAACTATATGAACTGCTAGAAGAACTAGAACTAG